CCCAGCAGGGAAGCTACGCACAACCACCTGCCCCGGCACCGATGCCCGCGTCACCGCAAGGTGGTAATCTCGGTCCCGATGGTCTGCCGTTCCGCTGATGGCCGACGCGATACTCACCAAGCGTGACGGAGTGGTGAGCATGGATAAATCTTTTGAGTACCTATGCTCGCTACTCCGGAACGGAGTTTACACGGTAAAAATAGTCAGGAAAACCGAGCCGCGCACCATTTCCCAGAACTCGCTGATGTGGATGTGGTACAAGTGCATGGAAGAGGCGACGGGCACCCCAAAAGAGGATTTTCACGACTATTACAAGGCCAAGTTCCTAAGCCGTGATGTTGTCGTTGGGAACAAATGGGTAAGAGTGGTTGGCAGTACAACCGATCTAAACACCTTACAGATGACAAACTTTCTCAACAAGGTACAGGCCGATGCGGCAACGGAGTTCGGGATAACACTGCCACTCCCGGCAGACAGACATTATCAATCATTCATAGACGAGTACAGAACCAGATAATAATCGGGTGGTCATAGTGGCCATCCGATGTTTTTTAACCTCTCAACAAAATGGAAATAAAAATCAAAAAAGCCAAACTGACAAAGGGTGGCACCATTGAGGCAACCTACATCGACGAAAATGGCAACGAGATTACCCTCAAAGGTAAAAACACCGTTCATGTCGACCTCAAAGCGCGCCTCGCCGCTCTTATTCCTTACTTCGCGGAGCTGACCGAGCAGAAAGAAGCCGACCGCTACGATTGGGTTAACCCCGACTCGGAAACCAACCTCGACCTACTGCGGCGCCTCGACGTTTCAGGTGTATCTCTTGGCGGCGATGACAACTGCCCGATTGCCACCCTGACCGGCCGACGCACCCTCATGTCGTCAAAGGTTCTCAACCTCAACACACCTCCCACCGGCCTCAACGCCGATGACAGCGGCTGGCCCAGAGCCGATGACTTCCGCTTTGCTATCGACGCTTTCTTCTACGAAGTCAAGGAGTACATCACCGAGCGTAAGTGGGCCATCAAGCAGATTGAGTTCGACTTTGAGAATGAAGAAGACCCATTCGCCAATGCAGGAATACCGGAAGATGTAACAGACATAACCGAGGCCGACAATGCCAAAACTCAAGCCGAACAAGTCGCCTAAACGATGAAGCCTATATACATTACCGAAACCCCCGGCACGTTCAGGCTCTCCTTTGAATACAACCCTGCTCTGATTGACCTTGTAAAGAGGATACCCACCCGCCGGTGGGACCAGTCGGAAAAGGTTTGGATAGTGTCAAAAGAGGGTTTATATCCGCCGGGCTGTGATGCTCGGTGGTATGTAGAGGCTTTCGCTCAATGGGCCGTTCAGAGAAACTATTGCTCCCATGTTGCAAGGCGTAGCGAAACCCGCGACGTTGTGTATGAGATACCGCCGATGAGAGAGTTTGTCGGCGATCATTATATGCTGCTCAATCCATACTCCTATCAGTTGGAGGGTGTTCGCTACGCTCTTGACAACAAGCGGTGCATATTCGGCGATCAGCCCGGACTCGGCAAGACGCTCCAAGCGATATGCTCGGTGGTAAAGGCCCATCGTGAGGCAATGGTCTACGGCGAAACTTTCCCGGTGCTTGTCATTTGCCCGGCGGCACTCAAGGTGAATTGGAAACGTGAGTTTAAGAAATTCGCAGGCATAGAGGCGTGTATTCTCGATGACTCCAACCGTGCAAGCTGGGAAAAGTTCTGGGAGTTGAAACGACCCGATGGAGAGGCTCTTTGTCCGGTGTTCATCACCAACTACGAGAGCCTGAAAAAATTCTTTGTCATCAAAGTTAAAAACACATCTCGTTTCACTCTCGCGTCGATAGAATTTGATGAGCGTGTAAGGCTGTTCAAATCGGTAATAATTGATGAGAGCCACAAGTGCAAATCATCAAAGACACAGCAGGCTAAGTTCGTTGAGGGTATCTGCAAAGGCAAAAAGTGGATATTCGCTCTTACGGGTACGCCGGTAGTCAACAACAACACCGACCTCATACAGCAGTTGAGAATCCTCGGCCGACTTGATGACTTCGGAGGCTATAAGCAATTCGTTTCCCGGTTCTGTGATGGACCCAAGCAATCTTCCAACATGAAAGAGCTGCACTACCGTCTATGGTGCTGTTGTTTCTTCAGGAGAGAGAAAGCAAAGGTGTTGACTCAGTTACCCGACAAGATGCGCCAGTACATCACCTGCGAGATAACCAACCGCAAGGAGTATCAGGACGCAGAGAATAATTTCCTCAAATATCTGCGCCAGTACAAACACGCTGACGATGACAAGATAGCCAGGGCGATGAGAGGCGAGGTCATGGTGCGCATGGGTATCCTCAAAGAGATAGCCGCCCGTGGCAAGGTCAAAGCGGTATCCGAGTTTATCCATGATGTCATAGACGGTGGAGAAAAGCTGATCATGTTCGCCTATCTGAAAGAGGTTGTCATGGCGCTCAAAGAAGAGTTCCCCGACGCGGTGACTGTTACGGGGTCAGACAACATCACCCAAAAGCAAAACGCCGTCGACCGTTTCCAGAACGACCCCGAGTGCAAGCTCATAATCCTCAACTACAAGTCCGGAGGCACCGGCCTCACCCTTACAGCATCAAGCCGAGTTGGGTTTATCGAGTTCCCCTGGACCTATTCTGATTGCGAACAAGCCGAGGACCGCGCACACCGCAACGGCCAAAAAAACGCTGTCAACTGCTATTACTTTCTTGGAGACAAGACCATCGACGAGTATATGTATAAAGTCATTCAGACCAAGAAAGACATTGCCAATGAGGTTACGGGTACCGCTACACAGATTGATGAGGACGTAGTAAGCAATGTGATGAATCTATTCAGCAGCCGCCTATGAAAAAGAATTTCAAATGGCTTGTGAAGAATGGCCGCGTTATGTTGCTACGTCGCACCGTCGGCCTCTTTGGAGAGCAGTGGGAGTGCTTTGGTAATTTTGATGACAAGGACGGTAACGCCGCACGAGGTAAGCTAATAATCAAACAACTTAACCAGTGTGCCAGGCATACGGAAAACTTTAATGAACATGACTGAAGAAGATATTCTCAAATTGGAACAGACCTACTCGGAATCCAAGATTCAGCATTTTTGCGTGAATTGGTTCCGGCGGACATTCCCCCAAGTGGCAAATCTGCTCTTTGCCGTTCCCAATGGCGGCTGGCGAGGCGCCCGCGCCGGCGCACAGATGGTCTATGAGGGGCAAGTCAAAGGAGTTGCCGACCTCATTCTCTTGTTTCCCAAAGGTGGAAAGTCGAGCCTCTGCATTGAGATGAAAGTTCCGAAACGAAAAGGCAGTAGCGCCGGAACTCAATCAGAGGCGCAAAAAGCATGGCAGACGCTTGTGGAGAGTAATGGCAGCACTTATGTAGTGTGCCATGGTTTAGTGGAGTTTGTTAGAGCTGTCTGCATTTATCTTCAAACCAATCCACAGCCTTATATAGACAAGGCTCTGAATCTATACCCCACATATCAATGACCTACATAGAGCTGCTTAATTCTTTTTGGGATTCTACGAGGTTCAATCCATGCTCAAGCAATGAGGCCACGATGTACTTCTACCTGTTACATCAGTGCAACATTCGGCGCTGGATTAACCCATTTGAATTTAAGACGCGAGACTTGGAGAGAGCATTGAAAATATCTCGTGCAACAATTTCGGCAGCCAGAGATGGACTAAAGGAGCATGGTCTCATTGACTATGTTAAGGGGACTGGTAGCGGCAGTGCTATTTTCTTAATTTGTGGAGCAAAAGTCACAAATGATGAATTGATGAAAAAATTTTGTGTTCAACAATTAAACACAAATTTGAACACTACCGTTCAACCATTAAACAGTAGTGTTCAATCATTAAACACTACCGAAAATATTTGTGTTCAACCATTAAACAGTAGTGTTCAAAAAAGTGGTAATATTTTAAACACAAAGCGAAAACGCACCTTATTATATAAAAGACATAAGACAGATACATCTCCTATCGGAGATATAGAGCCGCCTCCGAGTGTCGGTCTGTCTTTGTTTGAAGAAGAAAAGAAAGCCAGAAAGAAAAAATCTCAACCACGCCTGAAACCGCCCGAACAGCCACCTCCGACCATTGAGGAAGTCAAATCTCATTTTCTATCTCAAAGGGCCGATGAACGGTTGCAAGACTGGGAGCGTGAAGCCGAAGTGTTCTTCAATCATTTCACATCTCTTGGGTGGAGAACCAGTTCCGGCGCAAAAATCTCGCATTGGGATAGCCGCGCCAATCTCTGGATAATGGACCACGAAAAACCTAAACAACAAGAAACCCCGATAAGCGATGAAGTTAGAAAAGCTGATAAATTTTCAGAACGTAGAGGGTCTGAGTCAGGTGTTAAAAAACGAAAGGGTTTCAAGGGGACGTTTTAGCATCGAAATCCCAGAGAAAGATGCCGCCAATGGCATCTATGCCGCCATGAAAGCCGAGGTTGAATATCGCGGAGGCGTGTTTACGCTTGATGATGACACTCGCTCTCATATCCTCGCCGCCGCCCGCTGGCTCATCAACCCAGATGCAACCCCCGGTCTTATGCTCTGTGGCTTGTACGGCAACGGCAAGACAACACTTGCCAAAGCGATAGCTCAACTCATAGGTTTTGTCACCGAATATGAAAATGGCTATTCCAAGCGAAAAAGCATGAAACTCCGCACGGCAAAAGAGATTTGTCGGCTTTGTGCTGCAAGTGAGAAGTTCAAAGAGCAGTACGATGAATACGAAAGCCTGTTTGCTGAGCCGATGATGATAATTGATGATCTCGGAGAGGAACCGCGTGAGGTGATGGTTTATGGTATGATACACACCCCAATCATTGACCTCATATCCGAGCGGTATGCAAGCCAGCGCATGACTATCGTGACCACCAACCTTGAAACCGATGACTTAAAAGATAAGTACGGCCCACGCATATATGACAGATTCCACGAAATGTTAACCCCAATCGTTTTTGAAAATGACTCATACCGACCTCGAGGGAGAAAAGGTGATAATACATTGGCAGACGAGAGATGAAGAATCAATCCGGCTCATCCGTGAGCGTTTCGGCATTCCTCGTTACACCACCGTAAACGGCCAGACTCCGGCAATACTGAAACCCGAAGACAGGGATATGTTTGAGGAAACCGCCAAACGTGGATATTTCAACTATCGACGTGTTGATTGGACTTTCAACGGTGCCACATATTCGTGGTAAAAATGGTGTCAAAATGGTGGTTATTCTGTTTGCAATTTTCGTAAAATATGGCTAACTTTACAGTATAACAAACTACAAGTCAAACCAATAAACCCTTATTTATGGACTTTCAAAAAATTCCATTAGACTCGGTGAAACCATCACCGATGAATCCCCGAAAGACATTCGATGAGGAGGCGGTCAGGGAACTTGCCGCCAACATCGAAAAGCAGGGTCTAATTCAGCCCATCACGGTGCGCCCCTGTGAGTATGATGATCAGCTCGACAATTCCGGCGAGATTGTCAGCATACCCATCGGCTACGAAATCGTTTGCGGTGAGCGTCGCTATCGCGCTTACTGTCTGCTCAAAGCTAAGGAAGACGCACTCAACGTAGAGCAGGTGGCAGCCCATCGCATAAAGAGTGACCGTTTCCAGTCCATTCCAGCAATGGTACGAGAGATGAACGATGATGAGGCTTTCGAGGCCATGATTACCGAGAACCTCCAGCGTCAAGACGTGGACCCGATGGAAGAGGCTTTCGCTTTCGGCCAGCTTATCGAGAAGGGTAAGACCGCCGAAGAAGTGGCGCTCAAATTCGGCAAGAGCATTCGTTTTATCCAAGACCGATGCAAACTCAACACCCTCATTCCCGAACTTGTCGTAGCTGTCAAAGAGGACAAAATGAGCATAGCCGCCGCGATGATTATCTGCAAACTTGACGAGGATATGCAGAAAAAATATCACTCGCAGTATAGCAACAACTATCAAGGGCTGACCAAAGCAACGGCAGAGAGTTTTGTCAATGGCCTGTTCATGACTCTCTCCAAATCTCCCTGGTATCAGAGCGACGACCAATCAGACGAGGATTTTGAGGGTGGCTGTGAAAGCAAATGCTCCGAATGTCAACTCAACACCGCCAATCATGGTTGCCTGTTCTGGGAAATGAAGAGCCAAGACGCAGGCCGCTGTACCAACCGCGCCAAATTCCAGTCAAAGCTGCTGGCCTACATGATCAAAACGGTTGATGGCTACGCCGCCGACCTTGTCCCCAAAGGCTCACCTCTCACATTCGGCAAGATTGTGATAGGAGCAGAACCGGACCCATACTGCTCCGAGGCGGCAAAGGCTGTAAAGCAATCATTCATCGCCGAGATAGAGCGCAGAGGCTATGAAATTGTAAATCCGGCAAGAGCCTTTGACCGCAAGTGCTGGTATACGGCCGACGATGAGCGCATTGCCAATATGCTCACTGCTGGAGAAATCTATCGGGTTCTTGTTCTCGACGGCTATGATATGCCAACACTGACGGAATCGTTCTACTATCCAAGAAAAGATGACACCTCAACCAACAGCGATGAGAGTGGCCGACCGATGAAAGTAAACGAACTGCTCCGAGAGTATAAGTACCTCAACACAACACTTCCGACAAGCTATACCGTAGGCGGCTGCAAAGCTATTGCCGAGCATGGCGAGTTCAAGAATCGCACCGGCCTTGATAATGCCGAGTTCATAGTTGCCTATTCTCTAATGGTAAAAAACAACCAAGAGCTTTGCTTGGCCTTAGGTCTTGGTGCCGCTCCAAAGCATGAAGAGATTCGGCAGTATGTTGCCAACAATCTTGACAAAGCCCCATTCATTTTGCGGGCATGGATAAAAAAGGCTCTCTATACAGGCACCCAAATAATCACACTCAACGAGGCAAGAAGTGTCGCCGAGCCTTACGTTGAACGAATCGGCGAGCTATGGTGTCCTACCGAGTACCATGAGGCTATGGATAAAGTCAAGGAGAAACACGAAAAGGCGGTTAAAAAGATTGCCAACCAACTGAAGAAACTTGGCTACGACCTTGAGGGCAATAAACTCCCCGCAAGCAATGGGCAAGACTGAAAAAATTGTCCTTACACCTAAACAGGAGAGATGGCTGACCAATCATTTCAAGCACACCAAAAACAGCGAGTGTGCCGAGAGGTTAGGCATCTCTCCTCGTTCAGTGGTCAGGCTTGCACGAGCGATGGGGCTTACAAAAAGCCGTCAGTTCATGGCCAAGTGTCAACACGAAACCGCCGAGGCTGCGAAAATCTCCCACCAACGTAACGGCACCTATCCGCCTAAAGGTTTCAAAATCCCCAATAGCGAGGCAGGGCAATTCAAGCCCGGAGTTTCATGCCGTCAACGGCTCGGAGCCAAGAAAGACGCAGAGAGGCTGCGAAAGTCTGCCGAGTCCAGACGCGCCACCATCAAGAGAGAACGCTCCCGGATATTGTGGGGGTTTGAGCAGCGCACGAAGTTGAAGTTGTATGGCAATCCCAAGAAACGCCAATACCGTTACGAACTCCGGCAGCGTGGCTATCAAATCGCCAGAGGCGGCAGTGAGGCCTATGTTGTCGCCCACACCCGACGCTCTCCCAAAGTAGAAGCCAATGTCCGGAAATACGGAATCCGGGTAATCGAGTAATAAAATCACATCATCAACCATAAACGCGGCACCGCTCACAACCGAGTGGCGCCGCTCGCTTTACTATGGAGTATCAAGAGTTTCTGAAATCAAAAATAAAAATCTCCGAGAACTACGGCTTTAAGGTGGATATGAGCGAAATCAACCCGAAACTCAAACCACATAACAAGCTGATGGTAAAATGGCTTGTCGAGGGTGGTAAGAGAGCGTGTTTCGCGTCATTCGGACTACACAAGACTGTGACGCAGTTAGAAGCAGTCCGGCTCACACTCGCAAAAGTCGGCCACGGCGCCGGACTCATAGTGTGTCCTCTATCCGTACGTCAGGAGTTTGTAGAGGATGCCAAAAACATTCTCGGCTGGAACACTCCACCCAAATTCATACGCCGCCCCGAAGAGATGGATGGTGACGGTATCTACCTCACCAATTACGAAAGCATACGAGACGGCAAGTTAGACCCGGAACTATTTGTTGTTGCCAGTCTTGATGAGGCGTCAGTCCTGCGAGGTCTCGGTGGTTCCAAGACATTCCGGGAGTTTATGCGACTGTTCACCGGTGACGGTGACCCCATGCAAGTTCGCCGCCAGGCAGAGCGTATCAAGTTCCGCTATGTCGCCACGGCCACACCCTCACCAAACGACTACATAGAGCTGCTGGCTTATGCCGACTTTCTCGGCATTATGGACGTGTCGCAAGCCAAAACACGTTTCTTTAAGCGAGATTCAACGCACGCCGACAATCTCACGCTCCACCCTCACAAAGAGGAAGAGTTCTGGCTATGGGTTTCCTCATGGGCGCTGTTTGTCAGCAGGCCGTCAGACATCACCGGCGATGAGGCAGATGATGAAGGTTATATTCTACCAGACCTTGACCTGCGATGGCACGAAATACCGACAGACTACTCCAAGACAAGTGTTGACAAATACGGCAATCCTGTATTGTTCGCTACTGAAGCTCTCGGCCTGCAAGCCTCGGCTAAAGAAAAGCGCGACAGCTTGCCTGACCGAATAGCGAAGATGATGGAGTTACGCGCCGAAGATCCCGACGCGCACCGCATCATCTGGCACGACCTCGAGAGTGAACGTCATGCGATAGAAAAGGCCATACCTACAGTCAAATCCATCTTTGGCTCACAAGACTATGAGAAACGTGAACGCAATATCCTCGACTTCTCCTATGGCCGGATTCAGGAACTTGCGGCCAAACCTGTTATCGCTGGTTCGGGGTGCAACTTTCAGCGTCATTGCTCATGGGCCATATACCTCGGAATCGGCTATAAGTTTAACGACTTTATCCAGTCTATCCACCGCTTGCAACGATTCCTTCAGACTAAGAAAGTCCGTGTTGACCTCATCTATACCGAGGCCGAGCGGGGTGTAAGAAAAGCACTTGAAACCAAGTGGCAGAACCACAACAAACTCATTCAAAACATGACCGAAATAATTAAGAAATATGGACTCTCTCACAAAGAAATGTCGGCACACCTCGCCCGCAAGATGGGTGTTGAGCGTGTAGAGGTGTCCGGCGACGGCTACCGCATAGCCAACAATGACAATGTTCTGGAATTGCAGAACACCGACCTCTACCCGGATAATTCCGTGGGCCTCATAGTCACTTCCATTCCGTTTGCGACCCAATACGAATATTCCCCAAACTACGCTGACTTCGGCCACTCAGAAAGCAATGAGGAGTTCTTTCAGCAGATGGATTTCCTCACTCCAAATCTTTACCGAGTGCTCCAGCCTGGGCGCATGGCGATTATCCACGTCAAAGACCGCATAGTGCCTATGGGATTGAGCGGCATGGGCTGTCAGACGGTCTATCCGTTCCACTGCGACTGTATCGGGCATTATACTAAGCACGGCTTTGCCTACATGGGCATGAAAACCATCGTAACAGATGTGGTCCGGGAGAACAATCAGACCTACCGCCTTGGCTGGACCGAACAGTGTAAGGACGGCACAAAAATGGGTGTCGGTATGCCTGAATATCTTCTCATCTTCCGTAAGCCTGCCACAGACCGCACCAATGCCTATGCCGACATTCCGGTAGTCAAGGATAAAAAGTGGTGGAACGAGCAGACACGGACATGGGATAACCCCGATGGGTATAGCCGCGCCCGCTGGCAAATGGACGCACATAGCTACACTCGCTCATCAGGCGACAGACTGATGACACCGGCCGAGATTGCCAAGATGGACCACAAGTCAATCTTCCGTTTTTTCAAAAAATACTCTCTCAACGAGGTATGGGATTACGACTATGTGGTGAAAATCGCTGAAGAACTTGAACTGCATGGGAAACTCCCGACGGGCTTTATGCTGCTCCAGCCCGGAAGCTGGACTGATGAAGTCTGGTCGGATGTTGCCCGTATGCGCACCCTCAACACTATTCAGTCGGTAAAAGGCAAGGAACAACACCTCTGCCCCCTGCAATTTGACATTGTGAACCGTGTCATTGAGCAGATGAGCAACCCCGGAGATATAGTCCTTGACCCATTCGGCGGTCTGATGACTGTTCTCTATTGTGCCTTGAACAAAGGGCGCAAAGGCTGGGGCATAGAACTCTCGCCGGTATATTTCCTCGACGGCGCACAATACTGCGCACAGGCCGCCAACAATAAGCAGGCACCCTCACTGTTCGACCTCCTCGACGATGAACCAAAAGCAGATGAAGATGATCTGCCAGACAAACTTAAATAACCCCGAATTATTCACAGAGTATGAATACTTGTAACAAATCTCCCCCCGGCCACAATGATACAAGGCTACGGGCCTAAAACCAGTCATTCACTTAACCCCAATCTTTACCAATGGCAATACCTCTCAAAAAATTTGCGGAGCAATGCGAAGAGGTAGCACTCGCCAATGGCAAGATAACACCGTTGTCCTCTCCCACGGTATCAATGTACGACATATCCCGCCGGTGGCGTGAGTTGTGCAAAGCTACTGCTTTCAAAAGCGACAATCTCACCGATTGTAGCGAAAAGGAAGAGGGAGCGGCCGAGGTGATAATTGCCGCGCTTACCTATCTTCAGCGCATTGGTTGCAAGGATATAGAACAACTGCTCCGGTTCACTCTGGAGCTTCATCGCCGGCAAACATTGTAGGTTCCGTCAATGACTATTCGTGATGAAGTTTTTGTGATGAAGTAAGTAATAGCTATGGCAGAAATAACAATATTACCAATAAGCCTGCTTGATTTCAACAAGGGGCAACTCAAAGGACTCCCGAAGAATCCCCGGTTCTTTCGGGATTATCGCTATGAGGCGATGAAAAAGAGCATCAAGGAATCGCCCGAGATGCTTGAACTGCGTGAACTCATCGTTTTTCCATATCCAGAAGGACGCTACATTGTCGTTTGCGGTAATCTCCGTCTGAGGGCTTGCAAGGAGCTTGGCTACACCGAGCTGCCTTGTAAAATCCTCAACCCCGATACTGACGTAAAGAAGTTGAGGGAGTATGCCACAAAAGACAACGTGAACTTCGGAGAAAACGACCTCGATGTTATGAACAACGAGTGGGATAAAACCGAGTTGGCCGACTGGGGTGTAGAATTTGCCCCGGAAAAGTCGGTCGATGAGTTCAAGGAGCGGTTTGATTCTATAACCGATGAAACTGCAATCTATCCGCTGGTGCCTAAATTCGACGAAAAGCACGAGCTGTTCATCATACAGTCCGGCAACGAGGTTGACAGCAACTGGCTCCGTGAGAGGTTGGGTATGCAGCGCATGAAGTCCTATAAGACAGGCAAAGTGAGCAAGAGCAATGTGATTGACATAAAAGATGTCCGTGTCGCGCTGGAGGGCGAGAGTAAATGAACCTCAAGATAGTCATTCCCTCACATAAGCGACATGATAGAGTGTTTGCCAAGAAGCTCGTTATGGACCCCATCATCTGTGTGGCCGAGAGCCAGGCAGACCTCTACCGTCAGTATAATCCAGAGTGTGAGATTGTCACACACCCCGATGACGTGATAGGGTTGATACCCAAACGGAATTGGATGGCAAAGCACTTCGGAGAACTGATGATGCT